AATCACCGTTAAAGAGTATGCCCGTGGAACTCAAGTAACTCCACAGGATCTCGATGACGAAGATTTCACGCTCGTTGTGGACAAAGCAAACTACTTTGCTTTTAAAATAGATGACATTGAAGAAGCACATTCTCATGTGAACTTTGAGTCAATGGCAAGTGACCGCGCAGGTTATCGCCTAAGAGATCAGTTTGACCAAGAGGTACTAGGTTATCTCTCTGGCTTCAAACAATCTGCGTTAAACGCTGTTGCAAGTACAGCAAACGATGTTAAGTCAGGTACAGATCCAATCGGTACAGTGGGATCAGATGGACTACTATCATCCATGTTAATTTCCAGAGCAAGTTTTGTTTCTGGTGGTTCTACTGGAGATTCCATCGCTACTCACCCAGACGGATCTACTGGTGAAGCAACTCCTTTGGAAGTGCTAAACCGTATGGCTCGTTTGCTTGACCAGCAAAATGTAGACCGTGATGGTCGTTGGGTTGTTGTTGACCCAATCTTTGCTGAACAGCTAAATGACGAAAACTCTAAACTCCTAAACAATGATTTTGCTGGTGGTCAAAATGCAAATGACCTCCTAAGAAATGGCAGAATTATTTCTGGATTGATTCGTGGGTTCAGAGTTTATATGTCAAACAACCTACCTTCAGTAGGAACTGGTGCTGGTACAATCGACACTAACGGTTCAAGTTCGCACTTTGGTGTTATTGTTGCAGGACACGACTCTGCTGTAGCTACTGCTTCGCAAGTAGAAAAAGTAGAAACATATCGTGACAACGACAGCTTCGCTGACATTGTTCGTGGTATGCATTTGTATGGACGCAAGATCCTTCGCCCTGAAGCTCTTGTTCGTGCCAAGTACAACATCGCAGGTTAAGGAGGATAAATCATGGCAACATATGATATGACTAGCTCCGATACAGTTGGTGTTGGTGCTAACAGCATTGCAGCTTTACCGTCAAAATTTGATAGCCACGTAGCATACACTATCGAGGCTACCTTAGACATTGATGATATGGTTCTAAAAGGATACTCTGGAACAGATGGAGACATCTTTCAGCTTCTAGAAATTCCAGCAGGAGTCCTAGTTATCAACGCTGGTGCAGAAGTTATGAAGGCTTTCAATTCTTCTGTAACGGCTGACATAGACTTTGCAGCAGGGGATGACATTGTTGATGGTGCAGACGTAACATCAACAGGTTTCTGTGCAGCAGGATCTAACGGTCAAACCAATGTTATTGGCACTGGTTCAGCTTCAACTTATACTCAATTTATGGCTTCTACAGACACGATTGATGTTAAGTTGGCAGGAGCAGCACCAACAACAGGCAGACTTAGAGTTTACGCTGTTCTCGTTGATTGCAACGAACAGGGCGCGGAACCCGCAGCTGCCGCTAGGGATGCTCTAGCTTAATTGATTTGGGGGTAGTTCATTAGTTTGGGCTACCCCTTTATCTTAATTTTGGACATAATATGGCTACAACTTTTATTACATTAGTTAATGATACGTTGAGGCGGTTGAATGAAGTGGAGCTTACGTCCACAGACTTTCCAACCGCCACTGGTTTTAGGGCATTAGTAAAAGATGCAGTGAATGCGTCTTTGCAAGAGATATCACAAAAAGAATTTGAGTTTCCATTCAATCACACTACAGGCACTCTTACGCTTGTAGCAGGTACATCTCAATATACTTTGGCAACTGATTTAAAAGTAGCAGATTGGGATAGCTTTAGAATAAATTACGACTCTACTAATAATTTTTCTGCTAGGGTATTAAAGCTACTTAACTACGACTCGTATAATAGACGATACTTTGAAAGAGATAGTGAAGCTGAAGCAGGTGATAGGGATCAACCTATCTATGTATACAGAACGCTAGATACTAAAGCAGGATTTACCCCTATACCTGACGCAGCTTATAGTGTAAGCTACGACTACTTTGCATATGCGACAGATTTATCTGCATCTACAGATACAATGACCGTACCAGATGCATTTAAACACGTTGTATTAGACGGTGCGCTATATCACTGTTTTATATTCAGAGACAATTCTCAACAGGCAGGAATAGCAAAGGCAAAGTTTGATGAAGGTATAGAAAGAATGCGTACTCTTCTCATAAATAGATTTGTAGATGTAAGAGATACTCGCGTCAACCGTCTACTGAATGTTCCACATGGTAATGCGTAATGGTGGATGCGCTACGAGATGTAACCGTAAGTAGTAGAGGTGGCCTATATACTAACGAGGACGCACTTACATTAGCTACTACTTTCCCTGGCTCTGCATTACGTATGTTGAACATGGAGATATCTCAGTTTGGTGGATACAGAAGAATTAACGGGTATACATCTTTTGACTCTAGCTATGGAACAATCCCAGGAGTAGGGCCTGTCATAGGTCTGTTCATATTAGAAGATACACCTTACGCCATACGAAGAAATGATGGAGATTTTACAGGATCTTTAGGGGCTAACCCATTTACAACTAGTAGTGGTAGTTCAACAATTACTGTATCTCACACTGGTCACGGTCTAGCAGTTAGCGACAGAGTTATATTTTCAGGTTCAGCTGCTGTAAATGGCATAACGCCAAACGATGTAGAGATGACGGTTGCTTCTGTTGTTGATGCTAATAGTTATACAGTTGCATTTACATCTAACGCTAGTGGTTCAGGTAGTGGGGGTGGTAGCTCAGTAACATTTAAATACTTTGACGTATCAGAAGCAAAAACATTTACTTTAGGATCAAACCCTATAACCACTACAGATGGAAGCGCAATAATAACTGTTGCTCACACTGCACATGGTTTATCTGTAGGTAACTTTGTAACTTTATCTGGTATATCATCAGTTGGAGGTATAGCACCCAATGATGTAGAAATGACAGTTGCAACAGTACCGAATGCAAATCAATATACCCTTACTTTTACTTCAGCTGCAACCAGTAGTGCAACGGGTGGAGGTAGCTCTGTAACTGCAAAATATAGTCAGTACTACACAATATTTAAATATACTACAGGTGGTTTTACAAGGGTACATTCGTTTAGATCATCAATAGGTGTATCTAAAGTACGGCACTCGTTTAATGATCTAGAAAGTAGTGTAAGTGTAGTTTTAACGGATGGCGTAAATCTACCCTGTAAAATAACAGGATCTACGTTTAGCACACACACTGCGAATACAGACCCCAAAGACCCTGAAGGTGCAAAGGTATCTGCGTTGTTTTCTGGTAGAGTTTTCTACGCAGGTTTTCCAGCAGGTGCAGGTGCAGGTGGCCCCAGTTTCGTGCTATTTACAACGGCTGGTGATGACGATGACTTTACTGGATCTGCAAACGTATTGGATATGGGATTTAGCGTTGTAGGTATTGCCCCATTTAGAGACTCACTGTTCGTGTTCGGGGAAAGAGAAATTAAAAAAATAGTTGCAGATGCATCCACTACATTCGCTATTCAAGACGTAACTAGTAACGTAGGTTGCATAGCTACAGATAGCATAATAGAATTAGGCGGTGACATTTTATTTCTAGCGTCAGATGGTATTCGACCTATTCAAGGTACAGCGAGAATTGGTGACGTAGAACTACAAACTATTTCTAAACCCATACAGCAGTTATTACAAGGTCTGCCCAACACCCATGACTTAGATAATATGACCTCCGTAGTTATAAGAAATAAATCTCAATTTAGATATTTCTTTCCCTCTACTAGCACGGCAACGTCAGATACGGCAGGTATAATAGGGGGTTTACGTTTTGCAGACAGAAGAGTTGGTTGGGAGTTTGGTGAACTACTAGGTATACGTGCGTTTGTAGCAACCAGTGGTCTAATAAATAAAGTAGAAACAGTATTACACGGGGATGGCAATGGTGAAATATTTAAGCAGGAGAGTGGCAGTACATTTAATACTGCTGATGTTACTGCTGTTTACGCATCGCCATTTTTATATTTCGACTCTACCGAAAGACGCAAGATATTTCAACATATCACGTTATTCACTAGACCAGAGGGGGAGTCTACAATTAACTTGGGTATAGCGTATGATTGGGATGACCCTAATACACCCGACCCAAGCACCTATTCCATAACGACAGCAGGTTCGTTGGCTAGGTATACAACCACAGGTAGCACATTTGA